TTCCTAGCTGTCTTTGCGCTTCTAATATGAGTATGTGCTTTGTCTTTTTCAGTATTGTAAACTACATAATGCCCGTGTGTTTTCTTTATATGAAGGTCTATTTTAATCACTCCTCAAATAAATCTTTGACCTTTATCGACAACGCACCAGCTAACTGCTCTAATACCTTAGTACTCACAAACTCATATTTCCACATAACTCCGTGTAATGTTTGCCTAGATACAAAATAACCGTTGCGTTCTAATGGTTTCTTCAACTCTTCTTCAGTCATTCTAAGCCTTATGTTCTTTCTGATAACTTCCATCAACTTAACCACCTCCTTGTATATATTATATATCTTTGCAACTGAAATTGCAAGAAAGATATAAAAAAGAGCCTTATCCGGCCCATTTATCTAAAATCATTTGCAGTATTATTGTTATAAACATTCCTACCGCACCTATGGTTTTCCAATTGATTATCGATCTCCACTCTAGCTGTTTAGAGTTAACCATAGTTTCTTTATCTACTCTGTTTAGTATATCTGTCAACTTTTCCATTGCTGCATCGAATTTCTGAAAGGCTAAATCATGGCTTTTAATAGCAGCAGTGTTTTTCTCTGTATCAATGATTGTTTTATCCATCTTATCAGCAACTTTCTCTACCTTCTTGTTTATCTGCTCTATGTCTTTCACGAGAAGCCCATGATTAACGTTATACTCATGTCTAGTTAAAAATTCCTGTTGCATGTTGCACCTCCCGACCGAATTACTCCGACATAATCCATCCGGTTATTTTAAATTTATAAATCTGTTTACTGTTATATCAACTTCTGCTTTTATTTGCTTTATTTCTATTAAAACATCTTTTATTAATTCTTGTAGTGATTCTTTGAATATTCCGCCTTCTAAGCGTTTTTTGTCTTCAAGGTATCTAATGTATGTCCTTTGCAATATAATTGAATGTACTATGATATACGTTATAAATACGCCTTGATTGTAAGATGATTGTGCTACACCTACTATAAGTATAGCACATATCAAAATATATTTATTCTGGGTACGCTTCATTAATAATTGAAAGAATTTCTTGATATTCTCCATCGGCTAACTCTCCTGCATTGCTTAATACATCAAGTTTTGCAATTAATTGAACTTTAGTATGAATATTAATTCTTATATATGCTTCAAATATATCTTGCCACATTAAGCGCCACCACCCTCTAAAGTTGTAAGTCTTGTTTCAATATCGTTTTGTTTAACTAATAAATTGATAGTTGTGTCTGCTAGCGTTGTGATCATTATATCATTTTCGCTTGGTTGACCCGGTGTAGTTATAGAATCTTTGTAATCTTCAACAGTTAATATATTTACATCTTCACAAAAATATGTTATCACTTCATCAGTTATAGTAAATTGATGGTATTGACCCTCGCAACCTTGTAAATCACAATTGCACATGCAAAACATGTAGTCGTCGGATTTGTAAGATACTTTTAAGTTACAATAAGAAGTAAATGCTGTGTTTTTATCATTTATAGATACTAAAACTTCGTTTTCATTGTTTTCTGATTTTTTATACATAACTCACCCCTAGTTTTCAGTGTATGAAACTTGACAAGAGCCACTATTAGCACTAACTTTAACCTCAACTAATAAAGAGCTTGAATAAAGCTTAGGAAATGGTATATAGAAGCCAACTGCTTGATCTGATCCTGCCGCTTGTACAATAGTGTTGTCAAATTCAACTACAGAATCAATCGTAACTCTAACGCTAGTTGTTCCGGGATTAGAATGCATAACGCTAAAACCTAACAAAGTACCAGAACCGGTAACGGATAAAACAGTAACATAGCTTGTTGATGATGTAAAAAGATTCGGGCTTAATTTATTATTCTTATAGAATTGTGAAATATAATCTATTTCAGAAAAAGACAGAATATCGCTCATCTTGGCACCTCCGTAACTTTAGCAACCTGACCATTAACCCTTGTTATAGTTGTTGTTTTGTCATATTCAATAATTTGTTGTGTTAATCCGCCTTGTCTAACAATTCTTGTTCCTTGTTCGTATATCGGTTGTATAAACTCTACTTGTCCACTGACTCTATTTATTGATTGTTCTTGAATTACATTATTTTTAGTGTTGGTTATTTGATTCTGTGCAACTTGTGCACTCTCACGTTCGCCAGCTTCGCTTGTTGGGTAAGTGTAAGTTATGGCAGATGGTAAAATTGTAGAATTGTTTGTTATAGTTCCATCTTCAATTGAACCTAAATGCTTAATTGGAATATCTATACTACTATTTATTCTAAAAAATGCGTGAATAGAATTAGCATTAAGATACTCCTTGAATCCAGCAAGTGATCCACCACTAGGCATTGCATCTATCAATGCCTTATCTAAATAGATATAGCATGTATCACCAGTACTATATAAAAATATATGATTTTCATCATTAAAATCAAAATTAACATCTAATATCAAATCATTATTTATGCCACGTCCTACACTTCCTCCTGTAACCAAATCATTTTCACTTGGAAAGTCATCTAATTGCACTCTATAAGTAAAAGTATTAGACTGGAAGTTTGTCCAATTCAAATCACCATCTAAAACAAACAATTTATGTTTCATCCTAACAAAATTTTGACCATCTAATGTTACAATTTCGCTTGATGTGCCAGCTGGGTCTTTTGGAATTACATAAGGTTCTTTAAGTTCAAATTCACCGTTAGTTCCTGCTATCTTTTGATTGATTGTTGCGTGACCTATATTATCGAAATGTTTTGCAAATATTAAATCACAATCTGCTAAAGAAGGTTCAGAGCCAGAACCGTATTTTTCTGTTAAGTTAATCATAATAAATTGTTTTGCTTGCACCTCAGTCCAACTGCTTGCTCTATCATCGTAAACAATAGCGATTAAGGTGGTAGGAGAACCAGCCAAGGTTCTTATTAAAGAAAGTCTTTCAAAATCACCACTCCCCGAATGATTGTCGCTTGTTTCGCTTACACCATCATTGATCGTCAGTTTGACACTTGTAGAATCAGAATTAATATAACCCGCTAAATATATTTTGTCATTCCCTGATGGCGTTTGTGGCAAAGTGTTTAACAAATTATCAAATTGGTTATTAGCAGTAAACGATTGAATTCCATAAGATAGAGACTCTGACGTTCCATTACTAGTCCAACCGTCTGCTACACCGTCACCATCTGAATCTACGTAAAATCCTCCTGTATCACCAAGCAAATTAACAGCACTCTCACCGCTTACAATTTGAGTTAATGCACCGTTTGTATTGCCTGATAGCACACTAGACCTAACACCTGATAAATCGCTTGTAGTGTCGTAATCAGGATTTGTTACATTTACAATACCTTGTTCTATGTTGTTTAAGTTTGTTGCATTAATGGCCGGACTTGCACCGTTAACCCATGTATTGCGAGTATAATCCATGCTTACGCCCTCCTATATAATTCTTTGCGAGTGACCTGCAGTTCTTCCAGGTTTGTCTTATCCCTATTATATAAAACCCTCGATATTAATACACCTGTGTCGGCTGAAGCAGTCGCGGTTGAACCGGCAAACACACCAATTTCTTGCCACTCAAAAACCGCTTCAGAGTCTATTACAACAAATATAGTAGTAACTTCTCCTGTACCTGTTTTATCTTGGCTTGTAACTTGCTTTCTAAAAAGTTCGTTTCCTAGATTTGTATCCGTTGCTGTAGGTGTTGTATTATCATCTCCTATAGCCAGATATTTTATCTCTAGGTCAGTAGTTTGCCCTTGAACAACCTTGGCAAGTTCATCTAAATAAGCATTAGTTATCAAATTGGTAAAATCAACTTCCTCTACAACTTCCCCATTTTGGATTACTTTTATATTGAACTCACCTATATGTTTTATTATATCAGAATTAATCATTTACCGTCACCTCTTCTAATACTGCTGTATTTGGATACAGTGTGTCGCTTGGGAAAAGATCTTCAGCGGGATATAACGCATTGGTAACTTGTATAGTATAATCGCTATCATTTTGTACAGTCTCGTTAATATTAACCAACAATACAAGTATTTCATTTTCTCTAATAACAAAGTCTTGTCCTGCGTTTTTAATTGATCTAAAGAACTCTACCCATGATCCTAAACTTTCACCACTTGCACACTTATAAGTATAGATATAAGAATCGCCATCGACACATCTATCTTGCGATATTGTTGCGCGTTCTATTAAGTAATTACCAGTTATGTCCAAAGCATCTGATTGTATATTAATCAATTGCCCTGCTTGCCTAAGACTCCTAGATGTAATATAAACATGCATTGGTATGTCAGCGTATTTAGTTAATTGACCCTCTGCGTAAGATAATGCTGCGGCTCTATCGTCTATTTCTTTTAGGTCTGTTACAAATTCATAAACGCCAGTACCGCCCTCGATAGCTTGTCTAGCTGTTTGTTGTGATGGGTTATCAGATTGGACAACTATAGGTACTAATCCTTTGTATTCTACTCTTATTGTATCAGAAGACGTTAATACAGTCTCAGCTTGATCTTGTGACACTGATTTGCTAGCTTTATTCCAATACCACTTTTTACCTACATCTAATCCTAATATGCCAATGTCAGAAGCTAATACTTGCGATTCACCACCGCCACTAATGTTTAAGAATATACTAGGTTTTTCAGCTATAGGGAAATCAACTAAGAATTGTCTTGATGTTCCATCTGGTTGAGGTGTAGGTAATTCGTCCTGCGTGTCTGTAATATCACTACCAGCGCGTATTATTTGACTATTACGGTATTCTTTGTACTCTTCATCAATGTACATGTCTAGAACTTGTGAGTCGTTATAAGAACTACCTGTGTTATCTTCATTGTAAAACAGTGTTAATTCCTTGTTATAGTCTATATTCCAGTTAAGCCCCGTTACGTCTTTAATGTAATTTAAAGCGTCTGTAACGCTAATATAATTGAATACAGCTTGCTTTATAACAACACTACCGCCGCTTATAGCCCCTACAGTTATATTTTCACTTGCTAATATAGCACCTATTGTCCTGTCATTGTCAGTATCGTTTATAATATCGCTTACGGTTGTGTTAACATAGGTTTCTGCTAGTTTCTTTCCACGGTCTAGGATAGAGTTAAAGTCTTTACAGGTAACCTCGTAAAAAAGTATCCTCGTACCGCTATCAGTAGCATGTGGGCTTTTTTTAACTCTACGGTCTATTATTCCACCGAATATTCTTGTTGCGCCATCGGTTATAATAACTTCTTGACCGTTTTCTATACTGTACGCTCTTTGTCTGTCTACAACTGTAAAAGTAGCTGTAGATTTTGCATTTATTTCATCGGATATTCTAAGGGAGCCATCTTTAGGTTTGATGGCTACCCCGTTAATTGTTAGTCCCATTATGCAAATACCCCCTGTTGGTTTAATCTTCTAACTAATTCATCGAAGATAGAATCAGGATCATTAGACATAATATTTATTGTTATATTATTTGTGCTGCCTCCACCTTTACCATTTGCAGTAACCATACCGCTTGAATTAGGTGTAAATATCTCTGGACCACGCTCCCCTACTAAGAAGGATTGTCCAGAAGTTACAGGTCCACCGTTCGCTCTTGCTCCGCTTAACTTTGCGGGTGAAGTTTTTCCTGTCGATCTGTCTGTATAGCTAGTAACTCCGCCTTTTGTCGAATAAAAACCTTTAGATTCACTTTTGCTCAATCCACCACCGCCGGTACCTTTTGACGCGCCAACAAATTCTTTAACAGCTTTCAAAGCTTTGCTTATTGTTTCTATTACAGCAGTTACAACTTTTATTAAAGAATTAGAAATATCTATTACTGTTTTAAATGCATCACCTACAACTTTAGCTATAACAGGAAATACAACGTTTGCAACTTTCCCTATTTCGTTAAATACAGGGACTAAGAAATCTTTAAATACAACCCACGCAGCTTCTGCAACAACTTTAATCAATTCAAATGCGCTAACAGCTAATTCTTTAACGCTTGGGAATACAGCTTTTGCAACATTCCATATTTCCATTATTATTGGTACCAAGTGTTCTTTAAAGAATGTCCATACTATAGTAGCCCATTCCACAATAACGCTCAACGCTTGCTGTGTAACAGCTTGTATGGCTGGCATATTCTCCATAATAAAATTAGAAAAGTCTTGCATTACAGGAAGTATGAACTCTTTAAACCAGTTGTAAAGCACACCTAGAACATTGGCTACCATTCCACCAAAATCAATTATTGCTTGAAACGCTCCTACTGTAATTTCTTTAATAGTAGGTAAGTTGTCCTGTATAAATGACGTGAAGACTCTAAACGCTGGTGTTATAACATCACTTACAGCAAGTCCTATACCTTCAAGTCCAGATTTAAGTATAGTTAACTGACCACCTAAGTTATCAAGCATAGTGTCTGCCATTTCACCAGCAGCACCTTCAGCGTCTTCCATTTGCACAACGAGTTTACCGAATTCATTTTCCGAATCGTTTATAACTGCTAGCATACCAGATATAGCATTCTTGCCAAAAAGAGCACTTGCAGCTTGCGCTTGTTGTTCTTCTGTAAGGTCTTTAAAAGAATTTCTAAGTTGATGGATTATATTTTCTAGCGGTCTCATGTTTCCTTCTGAGTCTGCCATAGTTATACCTAGTTGATGCATCATTTTTCCAGCTGCACCAGTACCATCGGCCATTCTTATCATTGCTCCACGTAACGTTGTTCCTGCTTGTGAAGCTTTTATACCACTGTTAGCCATTACAGCTAAAGCAGCTGTTGTTTCTTCTACAGTAAAACCAAAACTTCCAGCTATAGGAGCGACAAATTTAAATGATTCTCCTAACATTTCTACATTAGTGTTTGCTTTAGAGCTCGCTATAGCTAAAACGTCAGCAAAATGACTTGTTTCTTCTGCCGACAAACCGAATGCAGTCATAGAGTCACTTACTATATCAGCAGTTCTCGCTAGATCGGTTCCACTCGCTGCCGCTAAATCTAATAATCCAGGCATTGCAGCAATAATTTCACTTGTTTCAAAGCCAGCCATACCAAGAAACTTCATTCCTTCAGCAGCTTCAGAAGCACTAAAAGCAGTTGTTTCACCTAACAGTTTTGCATTTTCTCTTAATTCGTCAAAATCATCACCAACAGCACCAGTTATAGCACTTACAGCTGACATGGTTTTATCGAACTCCATGCCAAGCTTTAATGAAGCTTTACCAACAGCAGCAAACGCACCGACTATAGCAACGCCAGCGGCGGCTGCAACATTACCAAGGCTAAGTAATGACGATTTAGAACTTGATACACCAGATTGTAAACCGCTATCATCAGAGGTTACTTGTACTACTAATTCACCTACATTAGCCATTCTTTTCACCTTCTTTAATCTCGAAATAAGCACGCCATCCAACTAGTTCTGCATAAGGCATTCCTGTTTTAATCTCATGTACAGTCTTATGCAGATAACCAGCTAGATCATATTTAAATCGTTCATCTGGCGTGCTTATGAGTTTTTTATTTCTTTAACCGCCGTTTTAATAAGTCCGTTGTACCTTAATGCATCTTGTAGCATTTCGGAAGTAATGCAACCAGCTATGTTGTTAATGATTCCAACATCTGAGTCTTTAAATACACGTTCACCGTTCTCATCACAAATCAATCGAACCAAGCAGCTTGATGTAATTCCTTCTATCTTTCCGTCACTTGCAGCAGTACGGTACTGCTGTCCAAGCTTCTCTCCTTCAAGAGTATTTAATTGTCGAAACATTACTCCTTCTAGTTCTCCGTAATCTTTTGGTTCAGAGTGTTGTTTCTTTTCTGATAAAGCTATAAATTGTTCTCTAATATCTGTCATTCTATACCCCCGAATTTATTTCGTTAGTTACTTGGAAAGTTAACGTTTCTGTTATTACATTGTCAACTGGTGATTCCACATTATCACTTGTTAATAAACCAAAGAATCTAATAGGATCACCTGTTGAATCTGGATAGTATTCTATAACTTTTATTTCACTGTTTAATAGCATGTTTATAAAGAAACTATCCGTTGCAAAGAATCTTGATAAATCAGCTGTAGCTGTAACTAATCCAGCTTGATACTCTCTGAAACCAGTTTGATTAAAAGGCGTTATTTCAAGCGAATCAGCCGAACCGCTAAACGTAAAGCCTGAAGCTGTTGTTATTGTGCTTAATACAACATACTCACCAGTAATAGTAATCACACGTCCAGCGTCTACGGTGCCAAACGTTACATTAATGTCGTTGTTTGCTAGTCTACTTAATGTATAATCCTCAGTAGTAGGGACGCCACCATCTTCTACTACAACAGTTGCATCAAGCGCGATTATTCTTTTGGCTGTGTCTGTTATTACATAATTCTGATCGTCCGTTGTTGTTGTCGCTTCATCAGTGAAGACTATAGAGGACGATTGAGCCTTCACAGCAGCGTTATAGCCTTTTAAAGCCATTTATTCGCCCTCCTATGATTCTACTGTAATAGTGCCTGTCATTTGCATAGTAGCTGTAAAATTAACAGTACCGTCAACAGCAACCTCAACATTGTAAGCAGTAATAATAGCATCACCACTAAAACCATTTGTGCCATCAACAAGGAACTTAGGTTGTTGAGTTGTTGTTAATGTAGTACCTGTTAAGAATGCAGTAAACATTGCAGCTTGTCCTGTTGTGTCATCCGGACGATAGAAGCCACCAATGTCGATTGTTCCGCTTCGTAATCCTGCGATAAATTCACGTAAGCAAGATGAATCAAATGTAGTAACATCTAAAGAATCACCACTGTACGAGTTCGAAATACTATTTAATCCAGCTACTGCATTTGTTCCTAATGAAAAACTTGCTCCACAACCTTTAATAGCCATGTTGATTCCTCCTATTTACCGCCAAATGTAGGCGGTGTTTTAATATCTTCTTGTATATCATCAACACGATTAGAAACTGATTGAACATATTCAAACAATGATTCTAAATGTGCTTTTAACGCTTTGTTTTCTTCTTCGAGTGCTTTTACACGTTTAAAAATCTGAAACATTTGTCAACACCCACCTTGTAGCTCTTACTTGTTTAGATAATGCAGCATCGAATGTCTCAGCTCCTTGTATTTGCCTGAAGCCTAAACCATTCATAACTACTTTTAATTGAGATTTAATAGTATCCATGTTTAAAAAAGAATCTACATATATATTAATTTGTATTGTTGCGTCCTCAGCTTCTTGTGTAACGCCAGTACCACCAAAGCTATAATCACCTGTCTCGTCAGCTGTAAAATAGCTTAGAAGAGGAAATGTGTCTTCTAATGTAGGGTTCTTCCAATACATACGAGTACCTATCAATCCGCTGATAGTTGCATCTGTTGTTACCGCGTTATAAACAGTTGTCATTACGCTCATTTTAACGCCCTCTTATAATGTTTTTCTAATATTGGTTTTACTACTTTCTTGATTTGATTAAATGATCTTAAGAAGAATCCAGCCGAACCAGTTTTACTAAAGAACTCTACACGCCTTGCATATATAACGTTAGTTCCTAATATAACTACATCTTTCTTAGGGTTTTTATCCAACGTGTCAGAGCGTGACGCTGGGCTTTCTAAGCCATCTTGCTTATTAGCTATGGTATAAGTCATAGAACCTCTTAAACGCCCATCCTTAACAGGTGTGTTGCGTTTAATAATACTTACGCCAGTCTCGCCAACTTCAATTAGTCCTTTAGTCTTAGCTTCAGATAAACTCTTACCAACCTTATCAAGATTCTTTTGAACTTGCTTCATGCCAAGGATTTTAACGCCCATTTACCCCACAACCTTAGATAATACTATAAATGTGTGATTGGATGCTCCCATTTTACCCATGTTTGCATCAACTTTGCGTTGCCACCACTGTTCACCGTCTAATTTGCACTGGTCGCCTTTTTCCCAATTAGAGTTTTGCGTGTGATCAAATATTTGACGATATTCAGTATCTTCAGTAAATCCCCAATTCTTGAAAGCAAGTTCTTTGTTAATCTGTTGTGCATCTACTAATACTGTATTTGCTGTGTCGATCCATGTTTGAGTAACACCACCGTAGTTGTTTACCCCTACTACTGTTTGGAATGTGATAGTATCCGTTTGCCACATATCACCACCCCTTTGTTCTTATATTGTATTTCCTGCACCATGTAATGCGATCATCGTATAAGTTTCTATATTGAGACAATTGTGATTTAAAGGCTGATTGCCAAGATGATCCGTTTTTATACGAAATAGACCTATTGCCTTGTGATTCGCTTGCTAAATCAGCTTTTGTTGTTTGCCCCGATACGTAAGTTGTTATGTCACTAATTAAGCTAATCAGCCCAGCTGGTAACCTAAGACCCCATATACAAATATCAGTGTTGTTAGGTTCGACGGTTAATGTAGCATCTAAAGTGAGCTTAGAACCAGATACAGTTGTTATTTTATAGGTTCCGTCATTAATAACTGAGTTCTGTATATTAATATATTGGCCTACAATATAAGTAGCTGAAAAAGAACCTGTTACGCCATCAACCTCAATAGCATAACCACTTGTATCTAATGACCATGGATAATATTTTTTTGTGTAATCTAAAACTTGATTAATCATATAATCACCTTAAAGTTACCCTTCCCGGATCGTCCCATAATGCATGGAAAACTTCTTTTTCTACTAATATAAGATCGAACCAAGCTGAAGCAGAAGTATTAGCTGTTGAAGGTTTGGCCCTTACGTCTAGTATTGTTTTTTCTGGAAAAAAGAAATCTACTTCTTCGCTGTACACTTCATTAATATCTAAAGGTCTTTTTGTTTTCCAAGCTCCGCCGAAAGACTTAGAACGGTAATTAACTTCTCCCGTATTGTTTCCAGCATACGAAAAGCCAACCTTTGTAACTAATCCGTAATAACCAGCAGGAACAACCATAATAGCCATTTGAGTTTGATTGTATTCATTCGCGCCATTTCTTATTATTGCATAATCTGTAGCTCCGACACTTAAAGATACTGTACCTGCCAATGAATCTGCACTCATGTTTTCCATTCTAAATGGTAACATTATATCTTCTGGCAATGAAACTGGTGTATCACCAGTTAAAACAACATCCATATTAACATACTGAAAATCTTCGTCTACACCTTCTATGTTAATTGTTTGTGTATCTCCTGCATTCGTACTTACAAGAGTTGGCGAAACTAAGTTTACGTCAGCATATGGGTAATCAACGTTACCATCCCATATAGTACCCCATTGACC